GGCGTTAAATTGCCGATTCCGAAGAAGTATATGGAATGGCAGGATTTCGATGACATTAAACTGGCTTCCGCTCTAACTGTTAAACCTAAGAAGGTTTCTCAGCGTAAGTCGCAACACGTTAACGCGCTTTCTAAATTCAACGCCAAACAGGAAAAAATCTGATGAAGATTGTTGCTCAACTGATCGACAAAAAATCCGGTCGTCGTACTGCGCCCGTTACTAAGACCCGTACCGATTTCGCCAATACGTTGCGCGAATTCTTTACTGGCAAGCCTGATGATGCCTACGTGCTCATTCTCGCCGACGACTCTCACGAAGCCGGTAACTTCGAGTTCGCTCTCGCTCCGCTCATGACCGTTGGTACGTTCATTGAGCATTTCGCCATGAAAGCCGATCTTCTTGATACTGCTATTCAACAACTCGAGGACCACAATCTCAAAGCCGATCTGGCTGCGCAAAAAGGTAAATAAAAATGAGCGACAAAATCTTTCGCCAACCTTCCGTCATGAATGCTCAGCAGCACTTCTCGCAAGTGCCGGGCGTTTCCGTTCCTCGTTCGACGTTCGATCGTTCGCATTCTTACAAGACGACGTTTGACGCTGGCAAACTCATCCCGTTTTTCTGGGATGAGGTGCTCCCCGGTGATACGAAACACATCAAGGCCACGACCTTTGGTCGTCTGGCTACTCCGTTGCACCCGATCATGGACAATCTCTATCTCGACGTGCATTGGTTTTTCGTGCCGGCTCGCTTGACGTGGGAAAATTGGCAAAAATTCATGGGTGAGCGCGTCAATCCGACCGACAATCCCAACGATTACTCTATTCCTCAAGGCGAGGTTACTCTCGCCAACATTGCTCCGACCTCGGCGGCCAGTTACTTTGGCCTTCCTTATCGTGCTGGTATCACCAGCCCCATCAGCATTTCGGCGCTTCCGTTTCGCGCCTACCAACTCATCTGGAACCAGTGGTACCGTGATGAAAACCTCCAGCCGTCTATCGACGTTCCTCTGGACGATGGTCCCGATGACCTGACCGGTTTCTGTGCTGCTGATTCCTGCCTTGTTCGTAACAAGCGCAAGGATTACTTTACCGCCTGCCTGCCGTGGCCCCAGAAAGGTGATGAAGTTCTCATCCCGATGGGTGATTCCGCACCCGTCTCGCTGACCTCCAATGCTGGCCTCCAGGTTGGTTCTATCCATTCGCCTCCGGGCGATATTCTCCTGGAAGGCTCTTTTGGTAACCCGAACCCCGGCTACCTCAAGACCGGCGGGTCTATCCCGTTTACCGATACTTCCGTTCTCTTTGATGGCAACATGACCACGGCGCAGTTCGCCGCTGCCGGCGCCACCGCCGATCTTTCGGTTGCCACCGCTGTCTCCATCAACGACCTTCGTCTGGCCATCGCCATTCAGCAGATGCTGGAGCGCGATGCTCGCGGCGGTACGCGTTATATCGAGATGATCTTCTCGCAGTTCGGCGTTCAGTCCGACGATGCCCGCTTGCAGCGCCCGGAGTATCTGGGCGGCTCGACCGACATGATCAACATCAATCCCGTCGCCGCTACCGCTACTTCCACCAGTGTTCCGCAGGCCAACTTGGCCGCTATCGGTACTGCGGTTTCCAACTCCGGTTTTACCAAGTCGTTCACCGAACACGGCTTCCTGATCGGTATCGCGTCCGTTCGCGCCGACCTGACGTATCAGCAGGGCGTCGAGCGCGCATGGTTCCGCCAGACCCGCAACGATCACTACTTCCCGGTCTTCGCCCATCTGGGCGAGCAAGCCGTTCTCAATCGTGAGATTTTCACCACCGCCGGTTCCACCGACGACGATGTCTTCGGTTATCAGGAACGGTTCGCTGAGTACCGCTACAAGCCCAGCCGTATTACCGGCTTGATGGCGTCTGAGCAATCCGGTTCTCTGGACGTTTGGCATCTCTCGCAGGAGTTCGGTTCGATGCCGTCTCTCAACTCGTCGTTCATCACGGAAAACCCGCCCATTGATCGCGTGATCGCGGTTCCGTCGGAGCCGCATTTCATCTGCGACATCTGGATCGATTACAAGGATACGCGTCCGATGCCGGTCTATTCCGTTCCCGGGCTGGAGCGTCTCTGATGTCACTTCTTCCCTTTCTTAACTCTGTCGTCGGACAGGGTGTCACGGGGGCAGTCGGCGATCTCGCCGGCATTGCCCTTCAAGGCCACTACAACAGCAAAGAGGCGAAAAAAAATCGTGAATTTCAAGCCGACATGGCGAACACACAATATCAGCGAGCCGCTGCTGATCTGGAAAAAGCCGGGCTCAATCGTATTCTGGCGCTGGGCTCTCCGGCTGCGAGCCCGTCTGGCTCGGCCGCCAGTATCAGCGTGCCGGCTCTTGGAACTTCGTTCCAGGCCGGTTCTTCTGCGAAAGCGCAACGCAACGTTCAGGTTGCGTCTGAAACGCTCCTGGGCGAACAGGCTCAGACCCAAAAATCCGAGCAGGCTCTTCTTGCCGAGCAGGCTGCCGCTGTCGCGGCTAAGGTTCAACCCGAAATTGATCTGATGAAGGCCAACGCCGCAAGTGCCCTGACCGCTTCTAAGCGCGGTTCTGGCGTTGCCGAGATATCATCGGCTGTCGCGGATCTCGTCCGTCAGATTCGTAATCCACCGAAGGGCCAGCCTGATGGCGTTCTTCCCACTCTTGCCGATAAACTCCCGCGCGCCGTTCTTGGCGAGCGTGGCGTTAATTCGGCGCGCGCCTTCGGGCGCAAACTGTATGAGTGGACTCATCCCAAAATCGAAACCCAGAAACTGAAAGGCACCCGCAGGACGGGTGCTACTGGAGGTTGGTAACGTGTCACATTCATTTTCACCTGAAAAACGTGTTCGCGAGGGTCTCCGCGTCGTGTTCAATACGACCGGGCCTTCCCTCACGACACAATCCCATCGCGACGAGACCGATATCAACAATATCGTTCGTCGCTTCCATCGCACGGGCGAGTTGCCCAAGCAACGGACGCCCCAATACGCGGATATCTCTGCGGTTCAGCAATTGGACCCTACGTCCGCTATCGACCTGTCCCGTTCTACGCTCAAAACTGCTCATGAAAACGCGCAAAAACATCTCCTCCAAAAACGCGAAGAGCAGGAAAAAATCGAGCACGACAAACTGGTCGAAAAAATCAAGTCTGACCTGAAGGCTGAAGCCGCTACACCACCTCCCGCCTAAAGTCAAGGTCGAAAACATCAGGGGGCATACTTGCCCCCTGATGTTTTGACCCACCCCCGCAGGGGGTATCCAACCTCCAAAATCCCTGCTAGGCTGGCAATGCTCTCCTCGTCATGCATTGCCTAGGTGACCGAAGGGCACCTTAAACAACTAAAGGGGTATCTCCCATGCGTCGTACTCGCGCCACCAACAAGGGTTTCCGCAAGACCGCCAAGCGTGTTCACCCGAAGAACCATCAACTCGGTTCCCGTGGTGGCATTCGCCTCTAACCATGGGCTGCCCCTTCCCCCAAACCATCACCCGGCCCCCGTGGCCGGGGATGCACCCCAAACAGCCAGGACAGTTCTATGACACTAAGCGTCGTGAACAGCGTGTCGAGTTATCCGTTCCCTGTGGCAAGTGTCTTTCTTGCGCTTCCTACAGGGCCTCTCAATGGTCAATCCGGGCTTATCATGAGGCCCAACTTCATGACAAAAACTGTTTTATTACGCTTACCTATGACGAGGAACACCTCCCGTCAGATGGCAAGGTTAACCCGCAACATCTCTCGCAATTCTGGCGCGACCTGCGCCATTCGCTCCCGCCTCGCTCAATTCGTTATCTCGCCTGCGGCGAGTATGGCGAGCGCACCCACCGTCCCCATTATCACGCGCTCATCTTTGGCGCTGATTTTCGCGGCGATTCAAAGCCGCTTAGGGAAGGTTTCTACACTTCCCCTTCCGTTGAGGAAAAATGGGGTCATGGTCTCGTCGATATTTCATCGGTGACCATGGCGACCTGTTGCTACGTCGCCGGTTACGTTCAAAAGAAAATCAACAATCCTGATACGTTCTTTCGTCAGTCCCTCAAACCGGGCATTGGCCACGGTTGGTTGGACAAGTATGAGGACGAGATACGTGCTCATGGTTGCGTCGTCATTGATGGCGTTAAATTGCCGATTCCGAAGAAGTATATGGAATGGCAGGATTTCGATGACATTAAACTGGCTTCCGCTCTAACTGTTAAACCTAAGAAGGTTTCTCAGCGTAA